ATCGTGCATGGCTTTACGAGTTCGATGCCGCGAAGGCCGAGCGCGTGTGCCGGTTCATCTCGCTGCTTCCGCACGTGAAGGGCGAGTGGGCCCGGCTCGATGAGCACGGCCGCGTTCGCCGCATCGTCCTCGAGCCGTGGCAATGCTTCCTCGTCTCGTGCCTGTTCGGCTGGGTGAAGAAGTCGGACGGCATGCGCCGGTTCCGCAAGGCGTCGGTCTACGTGCCGCGCAAGAACGCCAAGTCCACCATCGCGGCCGGCATCGGTTGGTGGATGTTCGCGAAAGACGATGAGCCAGGCGCCGAGGTCTACTCGGGCGCGACGACGAAGCGGCAGGCGATGGAGGTATTCAAACCGGCGCGACAGATGGCGCTGCGCCTGCCCACGCTCGCCACCGGCCTGGGCGTGCACGTGCAGACCGAGAACATGTCGATTCAGTCCGACGGCTCGAAGTTCGAGCCGGTCGTCGGTCAGCCTGGCGATGGCGCCTCGCCGCATTGCGCCATCGTCGATGAGTATCACGAACACGACACGTCGCACCTTTACGACACGATGCTGACCGGCATGGGCGCGCGCCGGCAACCGCTGCTCCTCGTCATCTCCACGGCCGGCGCGAACATCGAGGGCCCGTGCCGCGACGACTGGAAGAGTTGCGAGAAGATCCTCGAGCGAACCGTAGAGGACGAAACGCATTTCGCCATCATCTACACGGTCGACGACGGCGACGTGTGGACATCCGAGGATGCACTGCGCAAGGCGAACCCGAACTTCGATGTCTCGGTCTCGCGCGAATTCCTGCTCGCGCAGGTCTCGACGGCCAGGCGGCAAATCAGCCAGCAGGGGACGGTCAAGACGAAGCACCTCAACCTCTGGGTCACCGCGATGGCCGGCTACTTCGATGTCGCGGCGTTCGTCCGGTCGAAGGTCGCCGGCCTGCGCATCGACGACTACGCCGGGCGGCCGTGCTACGTCGCGGCGGACTTCGCGGCCAAGCGCGACCTGTGCGCCGTCGTTCGGCTGTTCCCGGAGGATGACGGCGCGCTGACCGTGTTCGGCCGCTACTACCTGCCGCGCGCGACGGTGGACCTCCCGCAGAATCAGCATTACCGCACGTGGGAGACGGCAGGCTGGCTGCAGGTGTGCGACGGAAATTCAAACGACTTCGGCCGTATCGGCGAGGATGTGATGGAGGACGCGAAGCGATTCGAAATCGTGGAACTGCCGTTCGACCAATACCAGGCGCACGCAACCGTGCAGGCGTGGCAGGCGGCCGGCATTCCGTGCGTCGAGTTCCCGCAGGGCTGGCGCTTCTTCTCCGAGCCGATGAAGCAGCTCGACGTGCTCATCGCCAACGGCAGGCTCCGCCATCCCGGCGACCCGGTGCTTGCATGGGCGCTCGGCAATGTCGTCGCGCGCGAGGACACGCGCGGCAACGTCTACCCACGCAAGGAGCGCGACGCCGACAAGATCGACCCGGTCGTCGCGCTCATCATGGCCACCGCCAGGTTCATCGCAAAACCGGCCGCCAAGCGGTCGGTCTACTCCGAGCGCGGAATCATCTTCGTCGGGGGTGAGGAAGACGAGCGTTCGACGACTGACCAGCGCGGCGAACTCCAGAAGTATTGCGACTACCTACGGAACGCCGGACGAAGCATCGTCATCTCCAAATTCGATGATGATTGGAAACCGATTGGCCCGGATGTCAGACGCCGGATGGTCGAGGCGAAGCTAGCCTACGAACATCGAGGCTCCATCCTGCTCGTTCCCGAGGTCGTCGAATGACCGGCTATCGCGTCATCAGCGAAACATACGCGGCGCGATTCTGTGTATTTCCGACCAAGTTCTGTTCGTTTAGCCACGCCGCGCAAAAGGCAACAGATGGCGACAGAAGGCGACGACCGCGGCTGTTTGCTTGATTGCCTCGCCCTTGCGGCGTTCGCCTCGCATTGGGCGCAACCGCGCGCCCACAACCAATCGCTCGCAACATGCGCCTCTGGCAATGGCTCTCGCCCAAGCTCGCCTCACTCAGCAACGCCGTCACGGCCTACCGCGTGAATCCGCGCGCGGTCGTCTACGGCGTTGCCTGCTGGCTGCTCTGGTCGGGTGTGCGGGAGTTCTCCCCGCCGGCGGCGCGGATTGCTCTCGGCTTGGTGTTCCTCGTCGGCCTGCTCTGGCCGGAACGCGCCAAGAAAGGCCACCCGTGATTGAGCTGTTCTCTCCGGTCCAGCGTCGGTCCGGCCTCGCCAATCCCGACGGCTGGCTCGTCGACATGTTCGGCGGCCCGACTTCGAAGACCGGCCTTCGCATCAACCCGGACACCGCGCTCGCCGTCTCCGCCGTCTTCGCCTGCGTCTCCGTCCGGTCGTCCACGCTCGCCGCGCTGCCGCTGAAACTCTTTCGCACGAAGCCAAACGGCGACAAGGAGCCGGCCACCGACCATCCGCTCTACCCGCTGCTCAACACGTCGCCGCACCCGGACCTGACGCGATTCGAATTCATCGAGATGATGGGCGGTCACTCCGACCTTCGCGGCAACTGCTACGCCCAGATTGTCCGCAACAACGGCGGCCGAATCGTCCGGCTCGTTCCGCTGCATCCTGACCGCGTGACCGTCCGTCGCAGTTCGACCATCACGGCGGACGGACGTCGACCGCTCATCTACGAGGTCACGAACGTCGGCCTCGGCGGCACGGTCAAACTCGAAGCGTCGGATATTCTCCACGTGCGCGACTTCGGCGGCGATGGCATCGTCGGCTATTCGCGCATCCGCGTCGCCTGCGAGGCCATCGGGCTCGCGATGGCCGCCGACGAACATGCGGCCCGCATGTTCTCCAACGGCGCGCGCCCGGCCGGCGTGCTTGAGCATCCGCAAAAACTCGACGACCCCGGTCGCAGGAGCCTCCGCGAAAGCTGGCAGAATATCCACGGCGGCGTCGGCAACGCCGGCAAGGTCGCCATCCTCGAGGAGGGCATGAAGTTTCACGAGGTCGGCCTGACCAACGAGGACGCCCAGCTCCTCGAATCCCGCAAATACTCGCGCGCCGAAATCGCCAGCATCTTCAGCGTCCCGCCCGACCGCATCGGCGCCGAGTCGTCGAGCTCGACTTACGCCAACGTCGAGCAACGCCAGATTCAGTTCATGCTCGATTGCGTCATCCCGATGACCGAGCGCTGGCAGCAACGCCTCGCCCTCAGCCTTCTCACCGAAAAGGAACAGCGGACCCACTACTTCAAATTCAATCTGGCCTCGCTGGTGCGCGGTTCGCTGCTCGACCAATACAACGCGTTCCGCATCGGCCTCGGTCGCGCCGGCGAGCCCGGATGGATCTCGGTCAACGACATCCGCGAAGTCCTCGACCTGAACCGCGTGCCCGGCGGCGACAAGCTCTACACGGGCGCCCAGTCGAACGACAAACTGGCGCGCGCGACCCTGCGCCCGCTCTTCGTCGATGCCATCGCCCGCGCGCTGCGCAAGGAAGCGAAGGCCGTCCGCGCGATTGTGAAGCGCGCCGACGCCGCGGCCGAACTCGAAAAGTTTTACGTCGACCACCGCCGGCATCTCATCGAGGTCGTTGCCCCGCTCGCCGATGCCCTGCGCGAACTCGGCACCGCCAGCGTTCCGGATCCGGCCGTCGTTGCCGGCCAGCTCATCGACGAATCCCGCTCCGACCTCGGGGCCTCGCCCGTCGATGGCGCCGCGCTCGAGTCCACCCTTCTCGCGTGGGAAACGACCCGCGCCGCCCGCACTGCCTCGCAAATCATCGAAACCACATGAAGGTCCCCGCCCTCCCCTCCATCGAGCGCCGGTTCACCCCGGGCATTGTCGAACTCCGCGCCGCCGCGACCGACGGCAAGCCCGCGCGCATCGGCGGTTACGCCGCAAAATTCAACGTCCGGTCCGAGAACATGGGCTACGGCGACATCGAGTTCTACGAGGTCATCGAGCCCGGCTTCTTCGACAAGGTCATCGGCGACGACTGCCGGTGCCTGTTCAATCACGACGCGAATCTCATCCTCGGTCGCAGTGCGTCGAAGACGCTCCGGCTCGTGCAGGACGAGACGGGCCTCGGTTACGAGGCCGATGTCGATGGCGAGCAGTCCTACGCGCGCGACCTCCTCATCTCGCTCAAGCGCGGCGACGTCACGCAATCCTCGTTCGCCTTCGGCGTGAAGCGCGAGGGCCAGCGCTGGGTTGAGGAGGGCAACGTCATCACGCGCTACCTGCTCAAGGGCGGATGCACGCGGCTCTACGACGTGTCACCCGTCACCTACCCGGCCTATCCGGACGCCACCTCCGAAGCCCGCAGCTTTATCGACGAAGCGCGCGCCGCCGGTCTGCTCACGAAAGCCGCGGGCGCCCCGGCCGAGACCGACCGCCGCTCCCGCGAACTCGCACTGATGGAGGCCGAAGGCTGAGCCCGATGCCGGCCGTTCAAACAATCTATGTCGAGGCGGTCGTGGGGAAGGCCCACGACTTCGACATCCTGATTACGCCGTCCAGCGGCTCGCTCGCGGTGGCGGATGTCACGGATGTCTGGCTGACGATCAAGGAACGCGAGACCGACGCAGATGCTGACGCGCTTGTGCAGAAACGGCTCGGCGCCGGCATCACTCTCACCGGTGTCAGCGGTTCGAGCGTGGCGGGCATCGTCGCCCTCACCAACGCCGACACCGCGGAACTCAGTCCGGGCCGCACCTATTTCATCGACCTGCAAGTGGACACCACCGCGCGCGGGCCTGAGCAGGCTGCCTACGGCTTCCTGAACACCCGACAACCCATCACGACCGCCAACTCCTGACCACCTCCCGCCATGTCATCCTTCTCCGACTATCTCGAACTTGAGTTGCTCGACCATGTGTTTGGCGGCTCCGACTACACCCGCCCGGCCACGCTTTACGTGGGGCTCTTCACCGCCGCTCCCACCGATGCCGGGGGCGGCACGGAGGTAACCGGTGGCAGCTACGCGCGCGCTTCGGTGACGAACAACGCCACGAACTTCCCCGCCGCCGCGGCCGGCGCCAAAACCAACGCCAACGCCATCACCTTCCCCACGGCGACCGCCAGTTGGGGCACGGTCGTCGCAGTCGGCATCTTCGATGCCGCGACTTCGGGCAACCTTCTGGCGTGGTGCACCATCACCAGCCAATCCGTGCCGAGCGGTGTCACCGCCAGCATTCCGGCCGGCGACCTCGACATCACGCTCACCTGATGCCAATCACCGCCACCATCACCGCCCGGCGCGTCAGCGCCACGGTTGCCGCGAGCACTCGCGCCATGCGTGGGCTTCAACCTGTCGCGATTGCGGCGGCATCGGCGGTATCTGTCGCGCTGCACGCCGCGACCGCGCTCGTCTGCGCCATCGCCGGCGTCTCCACCGTCACGGTCGCCCCGGCCTACGCCACCAGCCTCGCCGCGCTCATCGCCGCGCAAAGCGGCGTCGCGGCCGCGCCCGCCTACGCCACCTCGCTCGTTCCCGCCGCCATTGCTGGCGAGAGCACCGCGGCCGTGCTGCTCACCCGCACCGGCTATACCCGCGTGACCAGCAGTGGCGACCGCCGCGTCACCTCCGCCGCCGAACCCCGCATCATCGTCCAACGCGTCTGAGCGCGGCTCTCAACCCTCAGCTCTCAACTCTCAACTCAGAATGGCTGACATCCGCATCAAAGACATCGCCCGCACGGTCACGAACCCGGCCGCGTCCGAATACGTCGAGACCGACCACGCCACGGACGGCAGCGGCAAGCTCGACCTCGCCGCCTGGCTCGCCGCCCGCCGCAACGCCCTCGCCCCGCGCGGCGGCGTGGCCGTCGACGGCACCGCGAGCAGCCGCATTTATGCGGCTCTGACCGGCAACACCAGCATGGACGTGTTTTCCACGGTGCTGATCTTCAAAGTGCCGACAGCGAATCCTTCGGCGATCAACGGCCTGTTGCTGCTGTCGGGCTCCTCGACCAGCCGCAGCGGCGGCCTCGACGTGCGGATCAAT